TGCAAGAGAAAGTGTACCATCATGAGTAGAGAACTAACTGAAAGACAACAAAAGTTTCTAGCTGTTTTATTTGATGAAGCAGGTGGAGATGTAGTAACAGCTAAAAAGTTAGCAGGATATTCCGATAAGTCAAACACATCTGAAGTTGTAAAATCTATGAAAGATGAAATCATGGAAGCTACTCAGTTGTTTATGAGTAGGAATGCACCTAAAGCAGCAATGGCTATGGTAGGCGGCTTAAATGACCCTACTGAGTTAGGTATTAGAGATAAGATGGCGGCAGCTAAAGAATTGCTAGATAGAACAGGTTTAGTAAAAACTGAGAAGATGCAAGTAGAAGCAACAGGTGGAGTTGTTCTTATGCCACCTAAACAAGTAGCACAGGAAGATGATGACAGCTAGGTCTATAGGTAAATGGAAACTACCGCAACCAACAGACTTAAAAGATGAAACAGAGTGGATACAGATACCACGTATAGCTAGGACTATTCCATTCGGTTATAAATTAAATGAAGATGATTCTTATTTATTAGACCCTATACCTAACGAGCTAGATAAACTAGAAATGGCTCGTAAATATGTGAATCAGTATTCTTATCGTGAAGTAGCTAATTGGCTAACTAAACAAACTGATAGATATATTTCACACGTAGGTTTAAGAAAAAGATTGGATAATGAGCAACATCGTAAAAACAAAGCTAGAAGCTTACGCAAGTGGGCAGAGTATGCAGAAAAGGCAATCACCAAAGCGAAAGAAATCGAAGAAGCAAGAACAGGTGCAAGCCAACAAAAAGAAGCAACAGGTAGTAAAGCCTAGCATACAAGTTACAGAAAAGATTGAGTCATTAGAAGAAGCACATAATGTAATCTTTAAACCTAATGAAGGTCCTCAAACAGACTTTCTTGCAGCAGGTGAACGAGAAGTTTTATATGGTGGTTCAGCAGGTGGTGGTAAATCATATGCTATGTTAGCAGACCCACTACGTTATATGGGTCATCCATCATTTAGTGGATTGTTATTACGACACACGACAGAAGAATTAAGAGAACTTATATTTAAATCTCAAGAGATATATCCTAAAGTATATCCGGGGATTAAATGGTCAGAAAGAAAGATGCAATGGGTTGCACCATCCGGTGCAAGGTTATGGATGTCTTACCTAGATAGAGATGATGATGTACTTCGTTATCAAGGTTTGGCATTTAGTTGGATAGGGTTTGACGAATTAACACAATGGTCTACTCCGTATGCTTGGAATTACATGAGGTCACGACTTCGTTCTACTGCACCTGATTTGCCTATCTATATGAGGGCAACTACTAACCCGGGTGGAAGAGGTCATCACTGGGTAAAGAAAATGTTTATTGACCCATCACCTTATGGAAGACCCTACGATGCAACCGACATTGAAACAGGAGAAGCACTCAAGTATCCGGCAGGACATGCTAAGGCTGGAAAACCATTATTTAAAAGGAGATTTATCCCTGCACGATTATCAGACAATCCTTATCTTGCAGAGCAAGGGGATTACGAAGCCATGCTCTTATCATTACCTGAACAACAACGAAGGCAATTATTGGATGGCGATTGGGATATTAAGGAAGGTGCTGCTTTTACTGAGTTTGATAGGAGCATCCATACTGTTGAGCCTTTTCGTATACCTAGTAATTGGGTTAAGTTTAGAGCTTGCGATTACGGTTACGGTAGTAAGTCTGGTGTTGTTTGGTTTGCTGTATCGCCATCTGAACAACTTATTGTCTACAGAGAACTTTACGTTAGCAAAGTCCTTGCCACAGATTTGGCAGATATGATATTAGAAGCAGAGTCAGGTGATGGAAATATTAAGTACGGTGTGTTGGATAGTAGCCTTTGGCATAAACGTGGTGATACTGGTCCATCTCTTGCAGAACAGATGATTATGAGAGGGTGTCGTTGGAGACCTTCAGATAGAAGTAAAGGTAGTCGTGTATCAGGAAAGAATGAAATACATAGGCGATTACAGGTAGATGAGTTTACAGAAGAACCTAGATTAGTATTTTTTAATACGTGTACTAATATAACAGCACAGTTACCTGCATTACCTATTGATAAAAAGAACCCTGAAGATATTGACACACATTCAGAAGACCACTTGTACGATGCTTTACGATATGGTATAATGTCACGACCAAGATTTAGTATATTTGATTATGACCCTATGGGTGGTCCTAAGAGAAGTATGCCAATAGCAGACTCTACATTTGGATATTAAAGGAAAACAATATGGCTGAAGAAGAAATTATAATGGAAGACAAGGCAATAGCATTAGAAGATACTGAAGAAAGTACAGTTGATGATATTCAAGTAAGTAGTATGGTTGACTTTGTATCTGAAAAATATCAAAGGTCAGAAGATTATAGAAGCAATGATGAAGAAAGATGGCTAAGAGCTTATAGAAACTATAGAGGTTTATATGGTTCTGACGTACAATTTACAGAAGCTGAAAAGTCACGTGTGTTTATTAAAGTTACCAAAACAAAAACACTTGCTGCTTATGGTCAAATAGCTGACGTTTTATTTGCAGGTGGTAAATTTCCTATAAGTATAGAACCTACTGAATTACCTGATGGTGTAGTAGGTGATGTTAGCTTTGACCCTAAAGAACCTGAACAGCTTAGAGACAACCCTGCCCTAGGCAGCCCATATGGCTTTACTGGTGATGGTAAAGAGTTACCAGCAGGTGCTACTGCCCAAACACTAGAAGACAAGCTAGGACCTCTCACAGAGAAGCTACAAGACATAGATAATTTAAGAGAAGGTGTAGGACAGACTCCTTCATCAGTTACATTTAGTCCTGCTATGGTAGCTGCAAAACAAATGCAGAAAAAAATACATGACCAACTAGAAGAGTCTAGTGCATCTAAACATCTAAGAAGCACAGCATTTGAGATGGCATTGTTTGGTACAGGTGTAATGAAAGGACCTTTTGCCGCAGATAAAGAGTATCCTAATTGGGATGACGAAGGTGAATATAATCCTATCTTTAAAACTGTACCTCAATTAAATCACGTATCTGTATGGAACTTCTTTCCTGACCCTGATGCTGCCAATATGGATGAAGCACAGTATGTAATTGAAAGACACAAGATGTCAAGAACACAGTTACGTGGATTAAAGAAGAGACCTTTCTTTAGAGGTGCTGTTATAGATGAAGCTATTGCAGCAGGTGAAAACTATGTAAGAAAATATTGGGAAGATGATTTATCTGACTACTCTCCTGATAGTGGTATAGATAGATTTGAAGTACTAGAATATTGGGGTATGTGTGATACCGAGTTATTAATTGACAATGAGATTGATATACCTAAAGAATTAAAGGAATATGATGAGCTTCAAGCAAACATATGGATTTGTAATGGTAAATTGCTACGTATGGTACTTAACCCATTTAAACCAGCAAAGATACCTTATATGGCTGCACCATATGAATTAAACCCTTATTCATTTTTTGGTGTAGGTATAGCAGAGAACATGGATGATACACAAACACTTATGAATGGCTTTATGAGAATGTCTGTAGATAATGCAGTGTTATCAGGCAACTTACTTATAGAGGTAGATGAAACTAACTTAGTTCCGGGGCAAGACTTATCTGTATATCCGGGTAAAGTGTTTAGAAGACAAGGTGGTGCTCCGGGTCAAGCTATCTTTGGTACGAAGTTTCCAAATGTTTCACAGGAAAACTTACAGTTATTTGATAAGGCTAGACAGCTTGCAGATGAAAGCACAGGCTTGCCTTCATTCTCTCATGGACAAACAGGAGTATCAGGAGTAGGTAGAACTGCAGGTATATCTATGTTAATGAATGCCGCAAGTGGCAGTATTAAAACAGTTATTAAGAACGTAGATGATTATTTACTTAAACCTTTAGGTGAAGGTTTTTTTAGATTTAATATGCAGTTTGATTTTGATAAAAGTATCAAAGGAGACTTAGAAGTAAAAGCTCGTGGAACTGAAAGCTTGATGGCTAATGAAGTAAGGTCACAAAGACTAATGCAGTTCTTACAAGTTGCAAGTAGCCAACCTCTTGCACCCTTTGCTAAGTTTCAGTATATCATTAGAGAGATTGCAACCTCAATGGGTCTTGACCCTGATAAGGTTACAAACAATATGGATGAAGCAGCATTGCAAGCTGAGATTATGAAAGGTATGCAAGCTGAACAACCACAAGGACAAGGACAACAACCCCCAGCAGGAGCTAACCCATTAGACCCTACAGGAGCAGGTGGTGGTACAATAGGTACAGGAATAGCACCAACTCCGGGAGAACAAG